AAGGTGGAGAAGCCATTGGTCAACGTAAAAAATTAGCAATGGGAATGTAATTAATCATGGCTACATCAGGAACAACAGCTTTTAATTTAGACATCGATGATGTCATTGAAGATGCATATGAAAGATGTGGTCTTGAAACACGTTCTGGTTATGATTTAAACTCAGCACGTAGAAGTTTAAATATTTTATTTCAAGAATGGATGAATAGAGGGATACATCTTTGGAAAGTAAAAAATCAAACAACTAATTTAGTAGCTGGAACAACAACTTATACTGCTCCAAGTGATGCTAGTGATGTTTTAGAAATGACATTTAGAAATGGAACAGGAACAAATACTATTGATACGACAATGTCAAAAATATCTCGATCAGAGTATCAAGCTATTCCTAATAAATTTTCTCAAGGTCAACCTACACAATATTATGTAGAGAGAAATTTGTCGAATGTAGTAGTTAATCTTTATCAAACACCTGACACTACTGGTACGCAAATCAATTACAACTATATTGGAAGAATAGAGGATGCTGGTTCTTATACTAATCAGCCTGACGCTCCTTTTAGATTTCTTCCTTGCATGGTGTCAGGATTAGCTTTTTATTTATCACAAAAGAAAAATCCTCAAATGACTCAAAGTTTAAAACTTTACTATGAGGATGAGTTACAAAGAGCTTTAACAGAAGACGGTCAGAGATCCTCGGTTCATATTGTTCCTCAAAACTATTATATAGGATCGTAAGATGGCTGTATTTGCTTCTGGTAAATATGCTCTAGCGATTTGTGATCGATGTGGTCAGCAATATAAATTTTTACAATTAAAAAAAGAATGGAATGGGTTACAAGTTTGCCCAGAATGTTATGAACCAAAACACCCTCAATTAAAGCCTAAAAATGATTCCGCTGATGCTCAAGCGTTGTCTTGGTCAAGACCTGCAAGAAAAGAACCCATTACTGTTTATGTTGGAGCCCCAGGAGACAGTGCTTTTGAGTCTAATGGAATGCAACCGTCAACAGAAAGCAAAAAGTTGATAATTACTACGAAAGTTGGTAATGTCACAGTGAGCACATCATGAATTATTCTGAACTTTTAACTAATGTAAGAAACTACACAGAAGTTGGATCTGAAGTATTATCAGACTCAATTATTGATATTTTTATTGAAAATATTGAAAATAGAATTCAAAGAGAAATAGACATTGATGCTTTTCGAAAATTTCAATTCTCTAGTTTTACTATAGGAAGTCCTTTTATCACCATGCCTGATGATTTTGCATTTGAGCGAGGAGTTCAAATCAAAGATCAAGTTACAGGGGATCGAACATGGTTAGAACAAAGAGATACAACTTTTATTGATGAGTACAATGTGGATCGTTCTGACACAGGAAAGCCAAAATACTATGCTAACTGGGATCAAAATACTTTAATTTTCGCTCCTACACCGGATTCAACCTATGAGATTGAACTATGGTACAATAAAACTCCTGATCATTTATCTAGTAGTCAAACCACCACTTGGTTGTCTACTAACGCACCCGAAGTTTTAATTTATGGAACATTAGTCGAAGCATTTTCCTACTTGAAAAATCCTCCATATGTGCAATTATACGAACAAAAGTATGCTCAGGCAGTGCAAAATTTAGCACAAACTCAAATGGGCAGAAAACGTAGAGATGAATACGCAGATGGGGTCCTCCGTATTCCTCTTAGATCAGTAGATCCCGGAGGTAAATAAAGATGGCAATTACACAAGCAGTCTGCGATAGTTTTAAAGTTGAACTATTGGAAGGCGAGCATGATTTTAGATCCTCTGGTGGAGACGCATTTAAGCTTGCTTTGTATGACGCATCTGCAACTCTCAGTAATACAACCACTGCATACACAACTTCTAATGAAGTAAGTGCATCAGGTTCTTATTCTGCGGGCGGTGGTGCATTGACAAATCAAGGTGCTTCAGGGTCAGGTGCAACAGCATTTATTGACTTTGCTGATTTAAGTTTCACCAGTGCTACAATTTCAGCACAAGCTGCCGTGATCTATAATTCTAATACTTCTGCTACTACTAATACAAATGCAGCGGTAATGGTTTTAGATTTTGGTGCAGTGAAGACTTCAACATCAGGCACGTTTACAATTCAGTTCCCAACAGCAGACGCATCTAACGCTATATTAAGAATATCTTAATATAAGTATTTAGCTTTTGTTGTAGTTGGGCTAAGATACAACTATGTTTTTTGGAACTACAACCTTTGCTGAAGATTCGTTTAGTGCTCAAGGAAGTAAGAATGCTATCATTCTTGTTTCTGGACAAGCATTATCTACAGCTTTTGGTACAACCACAGTTGTAGGAAATGCTACTGTTTCTCTAACAGGTCAAGCTCTTAACTCAGTAATTGGTAACGCAACCATAAGTGGGGATGCTAATGTTACTGTTACTGGACAAATCTTATCTAGTGCTCAAGGCTCTGTTGCAACAGCAACAGGAGCTACCGTCTTCCCAACGGGTGAAGCTGTTTCTTCTACTCAAGGAGATGTTACTGTCTTCTTACCTGACATCACTGCTTTCCCGACTGGTGAAAGCATGTCCTTTGCAATTGGTCCCTATTCAATTTCTGCTGGTGGTCAAACAACCATTGTTGTTGGAGCAGAAGCTTTAATTGAAACTTCAATCGGTGAATCTGTTGTTACAGGTTCTGCAGTTGTCGAACTTACTGGTCAAGATTTAACATTATCTATTGGAGACGAAAATGTAATAGCAAATGCTGATGTACCTGTTACAGGCGAAGCTTTATCTTCTGCTCAAGGAAGCGTTGTTGTATCAGCGGGGGCTCAGGTTGATGTTACAGGCGAAGAACTCACACCTGCGATTGGTGATGAAACCGTCACTGGTTCGGCTTTCGTTACTTTAACAGGTATTCCGTTAACCATCATTCAAGGTTCTGTAGAAGTTCAAGCAGGAGCAGATGTCGATGTTACAGGCGAAGCTTTAAGCACAGCTCAAGGAAGCGTTGTAGCTACTGGTTCAGCAATTGTAATTCCAACAGGTATTGAATTATCAGTTGCTCAAACAGGCGTAGGTGTCATTGCTTGGTCGCCTGTGGTCCCGGGAGTTGTAAACGCTTGGACCCCTGTCGATGACAGCAACACTAATGCGTGGACAGAAGTCGATGATTCTGCTACAAATGTATGGACAGACGTAGATGACAGAGAGGTCGCTTAATGGCTTTTATTTTAAATGATCGTGTAAAAGAAACTAGTACAACCACAGGAACAGGCACTTTTGATTTAGATGGTGCAGTTGAAGGATTTGAAACTTTTGTTGCTGGAGTTGGAGATACTAATCAAACTTATTATTCTATTTTTCTCGATGATCAGTGGGAAGTGGGCTATGGTACAATTACCGATGCTACTCCTGATACCTTATCACGAGACACGGTTATCTCATCATCAAACGCTGACAATAAAGTAGATTTCGCAGCAGGTGAAAAAACAGTTATTTGTACTTTACCCGCCAGTAAAACCCCTTCCGCAGGAATGGATGCAACCACTTTTATTAATACACACGATACTACTATTACAGAAGATCAAACCATTGCTTCGGCTGTTTTAGCAGGTCCTGTGTCAGTTACAGGAAATGTTACCGTCACAGGTACATTAGTCGTTATTTAATGTCACAAATTGAAGTCGATACAATATTACCTCAAAGTTCCAGTACCCTTCAATTAGGAAACGCAGGGAGCACTGTTAATGTAACAGGTACGTTAGACGGAAACGGATTAACAGGACTCAATGCTGACAACATCAGTTCAGGAACGTTAGCCGATGCTCGTCTATCAGGTAATGTTACACTTCTTGGTCAATCACCAACTTACACTTCTATTTCACCAACCGCCATTGAACCTTCCACAACAACAGACGTAACAATCTTAGGAACAGGATTTACAGCCACAACAGTTTTTGAATTTGTGAATACAACAGGTGCTATTCTTAAACCTAATACCATTACTTTAAATAGTTCTTCCAATGTTACTGCTAGCACGAACATTACTACCACAGGTGATTATTATATTCGTATTGAAAACGATTCAGGTTTAGCGACTCGTTCCACCAACGCTGACTTACAAGTTTCTACGGCTCCTGTATTCTCAACAGCGGCAGGCACCTTAGGTACTTTTGAAAAAGGAGATGCAGTCAATGTAGCCATTACAGCAAGCTCTGATTCGGCTGTTGATTTTAGTGTGCAGTCAGGCACCTTACCCACAGGACTGAGTTTAGGAAGCACACAAAATACCGTTTATATTGCAGGCACCGAAAGCAGTTCTATTACTGCAGCAACGACCTATAATTTTACAATCAGAGCAACGGATCAAGAGTCACAAACTTCGGATCGTGCCTTTTCAATCACTATTGATGTTGGTATAACAGAAGGGATGAGGTTTAGTTAATGGCTGATACGTATTTATCAAGAACACCAAGTAGTCAAGGAGACAGAAGAACTTACACAATATCTTGTTGGGTAAAAAGACATACACTAGCCTTTACGAATT